GATTACGGTCTCCTTTAAAAATGACCGGGGCGCCCGCAGACCAAAACATAAAAACTTCGGATTATTTCAATAGCACAAATATTTTTTACTCTTTTCTTACCAACTCATTTCGATAGGGGTAAATTCATAAACTCATGAAAAAACTTTTACTAATAATTATTACTTTAGGTATTACCTATAATGTCAATGCGAAGCAGCCTTATAACCTTAAAAAGGCGCAAGAAATAATTGCCGCGCATAATGTTGCAAGTTTGGCTATTATCCATGAAGGGAAACAACTTTATTTTGACCCAGAAACGAAATCATACGTGCCGAAAAAGGATTTTATAGAAAAATATGGGCGTCAGGCCGTACAGCAAATTAACGACTTGGAATCAAATAGGTTAAATGAAGAGGCAAAAGCAGCGTCTATAGCGGAAAGAGAGAAAATACAATCACATGCTTTTGATAAGCTGATGAACCTTAATTCGTATGAAAGCGTTTCGTATAGTAAAAACGAATATGCTGACATTTTAGATATTTTAGATGGTAACCATGATGGGAATATTGATTATTTAAGCGCGGCACTATTTTTTAGGGATCAAGTTGCCGGTATAGACAACAACGGCAACATATCAATGATTAACATTATCCAAGCACCATCGTTATCTAAAGATCAGATATATATTCAAACTAACTCATGGTTCGTTCACACATTTAATTCAGGAAAATCAGTAATTCAATTAAATGAAAAAGATGCGGGGACTATACTCGCGAAAGGTTATTTGAAAAACATTGCAGAACAGGTCGGATTTGCAATTAGTTATGAAATCAGCGCCTATGTTCTTTTTCGGATAGATATTAAAGACGGTCGAGCCCGACTTATTACAACCATCCAAGAATATGAATCAGTAAATAGAGGAGGTGTTGCGGGGGCAATGTCAGGGAATGTTTCGACAACAATGGGCATTTACAAACCGGAAGCGGTTTTTCCCTTTGTTGATGCCGCTGCTGGATTATCCCGGAAAGCTGGAGCAAAAGCGTATTGTGCTTGTTGTATGTATATGATTGCAATGAAGAATCAATTAGAGAAAGCCATTAAAGATGGGATAACAGGCGGAGATGTAGAAGACTGGTAATCCCTCCCCTACCTTTCAGCCCCGGCCACACAGTCGGGACTTTTTTGTACCTTTAGGACAATGAAGGCCGCCAAAGTAAGGTTTCATCATAGAGAGAACACAAACCCTTAGAACAATCCGCCCAATAATATTTTTTTCAAAAAATTTCATCATTTTCCATTGTTATTTAAATATCCGTCGAAATCTTTGCATTGTAAGCCTGTGAGGATGCAGGCAACGGCCGAACATCGAAAGTACATTGCTATCGTAGCAGAAGGTCTGTTGGCGCATCCGTCGGCAGACCTTCATTTATGGCAAAGAGTGTAAAAGACACAAAGACGAACGACACCATCAAGCCCACCCGCAAAGTGGGCCGTCCTTGCGTATATACACCTGAAGCTCTCGAAGTCAAGTTTGAGGAATATGCCAATTGGACAAAGAACAATCCAATCATAAAACAAGTGCCCACAAAACATGGCCTTGTAGACCTCGAACTCCAACGTCCTAAAACTATTGTTGGGTTCTGTGTATATGCGGGAATACTCCGTGACACATTTTTTGATTACGGCAAAAGGGAGGAGTTTTTCCACATCATTGCGCGCGTGCGCGAAGAAATTGAAGCCGATCAATTGTCGGGCGCAATAGCTGGCATATACGATTCCGGCGTCATTACACGTGTTCTCAAACTCGCCGACAAACAGGATATAACCACCAACGGCGAGAGCATCAACAAGCCCCGGGAAACAGTGCAAGTCATACTTGACCCGGAAGCTGCATCTATCATCCAGTCCATCGGCAAACAAAGCACGAATGAAAATGGAGCTTGATGCACGCACATATCGGGGCAAGGTCTACAAGATCATGCTGTACTTCTTCCGCAAGTACCGCAATAAAGGCGTCGTACTACGCATATTCAACGAGGGGAGCTCCCGTTCGGGGAAGACTTTCGACACCTTCGACTTCCTGTATGACATCTGTGCCGCGGGTGATGGTGCATATAAAATCTATGTCTACCGCTCCACCTTGCAAGACTGCAAAGAAAAGGCATTGGGAGACTTCAAGAAGAAACTACAATGCCGCGGGATATATGATCCCGACAACATGTATAGCGAGAAGATACTCCCCGAATACCACATAGGCGACAGCATCATCCGGTTCCGTGGGCTTGACAAGATGGATGTGAAGGAGGGGCACGACTGCGACATCATATACTTCAACGAAATGTTGGACGACATATCGCCGGCGCAGTTCAATAACATCACGATGCGTTGTACAACCATGATTATCGGCGACTGGAACCCTAAGTATACGGAACACTGGGTTTTTGAGCTTGAAGGGCAGCCGGATACCATATTCACCAAAACAACCTACAAAGACAATCCTTTCTGCCCTGACAGCGTACGCAGGACTATCGAAAGTTACGAGCCCACGCCGGAAAATATCGCGGCAGGAACCGCCGACGAATTCAGATGGAAGGTATACGGTCTCGGGGAGCGTGCGGCGCAGGAAGGATTGATATTCCCCAACATAGACTGGATCGACAGTTTTCCGGACGATTTGGAATATACAGCCTATGGCATCGACTTCGGCTTCACAAATGACCCGACGGCTATTATTCATGTCGGAGTGCGAGGGCGTGATTTATATCTGCATGAACGCTTTTATTCGCCCGTAGACGATCCCGAGGTATTGTATAACATCGTGGCCCCAATTCTCGGTAAACAAGGATATGCCATAGCAGACAGTGCGGATAAATACGCCAAGAACCCAGAAGGTATGGTGCGTTCCCTTCAGCTGCGAGGGTTGAATGTAGTCAAGGCCAAGAAATTCCAGGATAGTATAACCATCGGTATATCCTACATGAAAAACTTCCGCATCCACTGCGTCAAGACCAAGAACATGAAAAACGAAGCCAATACCTATGTGTGGGATTCTATAAACGGGCTGGCGATAAATAAACCCGTAGACAAGAATAATCACCTTTGGGATGCAGCCCGATATGTCGTGATGACTGCATTCCGCAATCATATTGCCGCATGAAACTCCTTGGATACGAAATAAAGATGTCTAAATGTTCCGAAAAGACCGGAGACCCGCAGCAAAGCCTATACATAGACTTGCGGGACGTGCAAAATCTGCTCGGGACGAAGGATGGGTTTATCGACACCTCCACACCGGACGGGCAGGCGCGCGCATTCGCGTCATGCTCTATTTTGGCTTCTATCATCACGAAGAAAGTATCCGCCATATCGGATGCCCGGTATTGGGCGAAAGACGACAAAGGGGAAGATATTGAAAAGCCGCGCGAGTTCGAGCGGATTAACCACCCCAATCCCTACCAAACTCTTTCGGAATTCGTTTGCATGATCGAGTTCTTCTCTCAGATATTCGGCAAGGCTTATATTGTGAAGGTACCTTTGGTCGGAATTAAGGGTGATTTCGAATTGTATGTAATACCTAACCTCATGGTTACGGAAAACGAGGTACCATCCTCCATACCTTCGTTTGCACCCAACTCCGATATCCGTGATTACACCATAAACCTTGGGGGCGGGATAAACCTGACGATCCCCAAAGAGGAGATGTTCGTTGTAAACGACGTAACTTACGCGCTTAACAAGATTGGGAGCGCTACTTCACGGCTTGTCGCCCTCAAGTACCCTGTCAACACTTTCCTGGCCTCCTACCAAGCCGTAAACGAATTACTCGTCAACCGGGGTATGCTCGGCATTCTCTCCCTCATGTCAGATGATCCGATGGTCGATAATATCGTGCCGGCCACCAAAGAGGACAAGGAAGCGCTCCGTGAGCAATTGGACAAATACGGGATCATGCGCAACAAATGCAAGATCGCCATTACGTCATACAAGGCATCCTTTGTGCCTGTGTCGTCCACTATTTCCGACCTCGGACTTACAGACATTCAGCGCAACTGCAAGAAAGACATCGCTTATACATATCAGGTGCCCAGCATTCTGCTCGACGTAGAAGGCAGCACCTACAGTAATTTCGGAGAGGCCAAGATTGAGTTTTATGTGAATGACATTATTCCTTCGGCACAAAACATCATGCGCGTGCTTAATAAGATATATGGCTTTACGGGATTCGGATTCATGCCGTTCTTCGACCATTTGGAAATGTTCCAGCCTTCGAAGAAAGACCAGGCGGAATGCATGAACAGCGCAGTAAATTACATCGGAGCTGCCATACAATTAGGAATAATGACACCAGAGGAAGGTAGAAGCGAACTATTAAAATATCAAATCTAATATGGAAGACAAGATAAAATCATTCAAGGGAAGCATAGACGACATCAAACGCGATCAGGGCGTTGTTGTCATCGCCATATCAAAGTTCGACCAAGAGGATCACGCAGAAGACATTGTGCGCAAAGGGGCGTTCACCAAATCCTTTGCCGACATGTCCCGGATCAAACACTGCATCGACCACAAACAAGACTTGGATCATGTTGTTGGGACGCCTCGAAAAGCATGGGAAACAGATGAATATGCCCTCGTCGAGAGCAAACTCATACTCGGTAAGGCCGCTGGGCATGATATATTCGAGTACTATAAGCATTGCGCAGACGAGAAACGAGATGTCGAACACTCCTACTGCTACCGGGTTCTCAACAGGAACCATAACGATGCTATTGCGGGAGATGACATCGCAGAGCTGCAGCTCAAGTATGAGTACAGCACCGTGTTCGCCGGATGTAATCCCTTCACCCCAGCTCTTGACGTCAAGGGCTTGCAAAGCGTAGAGGACATCATTGCCTATCAAGAAGAGCTCAACAACATCCTGCGCAAATGCGACCTTTCGGACGCAGGAGGAAACAGGATTGAAGCACTTTGCAACAGCCTCAAAAGCGCCCTAAACATCCTGGGCAACAAATCTTCGGATGACACTGAAATCATCGAAATAGTCAGAAAAACATTGTTTAACTAAACCAATTCACACATGAACGACGACATCAAGAAAGAGCTGAAAGGAATACTCGATGAATACAAGTCGGGGCTTATCGGCAAAGCAGACTTCGAGGCCAAAATGAAGGCTATCGAAGACAAAGTAGACGCTCTCGATCAAACAAAATCCATCGACGAGATCCGGGAGATAATCAAAGAGCAAGGGCGCACCATCAGCCTCATGCAGAAATCCACCGTTTCATCCGAGAATGAAGCGCAGGAGAAGATCAAGGCATTCTTCTCAGGGAAAGAGAACATCGACGCCGTAAAGGGCGGCCGCACGGTAAGTATCGAGATCGAGATGAAGGCCGAGGCAGCAGCCATGACGACCACGACGGCCGCTGTCCCCATTGCGGCATTCAACACCGAAGTCGTGCCGGGCATTGCAGCAGCGGCTACCGAGCCGAATGCGATCCTGCCCCGCTTGCAGAAAGGCACGACAAGTTCCCCGACAATCAAGTGGATCAACCGTAAAGACCCCGACGGCGGCTCGGCATTCATTGCCGAAGGAACTCTCAAGCCCCTTATGAGCTGGGGATACGAGGAGGAGACGTCTACGGCAAAGAAGGTTGCCGTTCGCGCAAAGCTCTCGACGGAAATCCTCGAAGATGCGGATTTCATCCGCGGGGAGGTGAACACCCTGCTGCGTCAAGACTTGATGCAGACCGTGGAAGAGAAGGTTATCGCAGGAACCGGCACCGGGAACGAGATTCTCGGCGTAACAACAAAAGCCCCTGGCTATACCATTACGGAGCTCAACGGGAAAATCTCCATGCCCAACATTGCCGACGTTGTGCGCGCTGGCGTTCTGCAACTTCGCCTGCTGCATTTCTCTCCCGACGTTCTCTTCCTTCATCCGACCGACAAGGCGATCTTCGACGTAACGAAAGATACCGCCGGGCATTACCTGACTGACGAGATGCGCAAGATCATCGGCAACATCTCCGTTGTAGAAACCACCAACATTCCCGCAGGTAAGTTCCTGCTGATGGATTCCTCGCGCTGGAAAGTTCGTCCCTACCGCGCGCTGCGACTGGAATGGGGCCGTGACGGCGACGATTTCAGCCACAACATGGTGACGGTGATCGCCGAAATGCGCCTTCACTCATACCAGAACTCCATCGACGCCGGGTCTGTCATCTACGACGACTTCGCAACCGTACAGGCCGCCCTGGAGAAAACCGCCGAGGCAGCAGCATAGTCATTAACTTAAACGAACAACAACATGGAAGATATGAAGAAGATCGACCTCACCAAGAGGGTAACTATCGTAAGCACAGGCAAGTCTATCTATATGCCCGAGAAAGGCAAAGAGTACAACGTGTCGCCCTTGCATGCCGAAACGCTTGTGAAATCGGGCAAAGCCACGTACAAGACCAAAGTTGCCAACTAACAAGGCGGGGAGGCGCCGGAAAGCGTCTCCCCTTTTTTCTTATGCTTATAGACTATACATACTTCGAACAGGATCCCACATATATTGCGGGAATAGACGTCAAAAGCGGATGCACCCCGACTGGCGCCGCACAGGAGATTGTACGGAATGTCGAGAGTTGCATACGCAGGTATGAGCCTAAATTCCTTCGGATGCTCCTTGGGATATATGTGGCAGAGAATATCGACAAATATCCTGAAATAGCCGCAAAAATAGCAAATACAGACACAAAACAGTCTCCCATCGCTAAGTATGTCTATTTCTATTACCTGCGAGAACATGTTGCCTTCAATACGATGGCTGGCGAGAAAATCAAAATGACCGACAACAGTCGTGCCGCCTCCCCGTGGTACAGACTTGTGCCCCTATGGAACGAGATGGTCGACGAGTGTCATCAACTGGCAGGCTCGCTATGCGGCGAAACAGACGTAAAGCCGGATTATTCGTCGGATATTTTTGAAAAGATAAACAGGTTCGGATTATGAAAATATCACCCAACGATACCATCAGGAAAGTAATTATAAAGAACGGCACCTTATTCGGTATCGGCAATAAACGAATATACGAATCTATTGCGGCATTACCCAAGCCTGAGTATGTTAAGGAAAAACGTCGCATATTCGGATGGAAGAAGCACGAGGCCCGAAGCGTCGCAGGTATAACGATGGGTGAATTGAACGCCATAGAAAGGATCGAGGCCACCGACGAGTATTTCGTAAAGGTTCTGGCCGTCATGCTGGGTTTAATAAGCCCAAAGGGAAAAGGATCAAAACGCATTGACTGGGAGGGAGCAGGATACGGCATTGCCCGAGAAAGGGTGCTTGAACTACAATTCATTCGCGCTTATCGTTATTTCATTGAAATACAAAACGAACTCAAAGGCGTAGCAAAGGCGTGGAAAAAGCTCGAAATGCCCCTGACGCCACAAGAAGCAAACGCACAAGTACAACGCAAGAACCGGGGCATGAGTACAATATGCTTAGGATACTGCCAGCTTGTAGGGGGTGCTATTCAGCCAAGCGATGTATGGCACCTGAGGTGGTCGACCGTATACCTTGCATATGAAGCCGAGAGAGACAAAAACATGGCACAACGCAAACTCGCTCAGATGAACAAGCCCAAACCATCCAAAAGTCGCAGACGATGAGAAAGAGCCTCAGTAAAATATTCGAAGATGCTGCCAAAGAGTGCGGCGTCAACACATGCCTATATGCCAGGATCAAAGAGGCGAATTATCTGCTGGATTACGTCAAAGAGTACCCTGTAATGCTGCGGCTGTTCCAGGAACCGATATACGAAACCAACCTGACAAACAGGCGTCGTCGTAGGACAACGCTTTACTTTCTCGATGCACTCGGGAAGCCAGAGCCGGATACACAGACCGAAGCAGCCCCCATTGCGGATCGCATGGAGCAAATGGCGTTTTCATTCATCGACAAACTACGTCGCAATGGGATAGAGGTGCAGGTTGAAAGCCTGCAAGGAGTGGTTGAAAAACTGGATGCCCTGGCCGCGGGTGTAGAGGCAAAACTCGTCCTTACATACAATGTTTGCTGATGGACATATCGAAGATAGAGAACTTTTTCAACCCTGAAAAGCTGGTTGCCATCTGTAACGAGGAATTAAGCACCCTTAAAGAGCAGGTGACAATAAATCTGCAAACAAAACGCACAAACAGCGGTAAAAATGTGAACTCCATGAATGTCCCGGAAGAGACTACCGGCGCTACGGCAGATAGTATGGCGTCGCAAGTGGAAAGCAATGCCGGAGGGTTCACGGTCTCGTTTGTGGGGCGGCATAACATCAAGAATATAGACGAGGGTAACTCCCCGCAGGATGCGCAAGAAGAATTCGGGAGCTTCGAAAGTTTCTATCAGAACATAAAGCAATGGGCACGCGACAAAGAGGCACGCTATGGATTGGAATTCAAAAGCATCGACGCATATTGGGCGGCCAAGAAGCTGTGGGAGGAAGGCAGCATCTTGTACCGTTCGGGAGGGGGCACCGAGATTATTAAAGACCTGTTGCCGCAAACCGTGGATAACATCGACAAAAGAATTACGGAAGTGATCGACACATCCATATACGAAATGCTCGAAACAACAATAGAACTATGATCCGATATACATTGTCCGGTACAGGAGGCACCGCAGATTTTCCCAATGACATATGCTTCACACGGGAGAAATCCACCTTCGTGCGATTTACAGCCACAGCCATAGATCCGGACTACGGCACAGAAGTGAAGCTGCGAATATCATATGAAGCAACATCAATAGTCCTATCCAGAAATGTCTCGGGAGCAGGAAAATCCGTTGTTTTCCCCTTGACGGCAATATTGGAATCGCTGGCCGCTGACTATTCGGCAACATTCATAAACAATGTGGTGCTCATAGTTGAGTTTGGCGATGGATCAGCCACTCACACGCTCAATACTATTCTTATCGGTACCTGTGAAAAAGAAATAATCCCTATCTCGGCACAGAATGCCGCCGCGGGAGATGTAACCAACTACCCTTCCGCCAGGAAAATCGTGGTATACCCCGGGTTCAACATAACCCAATCCATCTTTATCCCCAAGCTCACGACAGAGCAAATAGAGGTGGAAACAGAGAATGGGGTCATCGTCACCAGTGGCATGTCCTCGAAACCGTTTGCGGAGTTCAATCCATCGACGGTAAGATGGGATGGGGATACGTATGTTGAGATAAGCGTCTATAACCCCAACCTTGCCAACACCTTTCAATTTCCCATCGAGATAGATAGGTGTACCGATGGGATGCTTGTCAAATGGACGGATAAAGGCGGCATCCCTTACATATATCGGTGGAGTATAGAGACGGCGAGGGACGAAATATCTATCCAGGACGCCTATTCACTACTCGATGATAACCTGCAACCGTGTGAGGCCCAAAGTAAGATACTCACAAAGACATACACGCTGCATAGTCGCCTTGTAGATCAGGATATATACGACCTGTGTAAATCCATCCTCGCCGGGCGCGACATAAGCTACTACGACAGCGCAACGGAGCAATGGCGCCGGTGTAGTATAGAGGAGGGAGAAGCCGAAGATAACGGCGCTTATTTTAAAGATTTAGTCGTAGAAATTACCGATAAGACCTATAACGTATGACCTACTACGAACTATACATAAACGACATCCTGTGCGATCTGTCCAGCGACAACTATATATCCTTGGTATATCAAAGCCCGATATTTTCAGGACTGGACATCATACAGTCCAATAGGTCGTACAATATAGATTTGCCCCTGACGCCGAAGAACCGCAAGGCCATAGGCTATGCGGAACGCACCGACATCTATACGGATGCACCCTATGTGAAGCTTCCGGCAAGATTGTACCAGGAGGGTGTCCCGCTGTTCACATCCGGATACGCCGTTATTACGGAGATTTCGGACGTAATAAGCGTAGTGCTTACGTGGGGAAATGTCGACAACTTCCAATCCCTGTTCGATGCAAATTTGCGCGACCTGGCACAAACGCTCTATTCCATGAACATAGGGTCGATACCATGGAACAGCGCATCGGCACTCTTGGAGTATGGATATGAGAGGCCGCAGATGGGATTCTTCGGCATTGATTTCGGGCAAGGTATCGCCAACCCCGAATACATGCATCCGTCTATCGAAGTACAAGATGTACTTACGGCTATTGAGCGGTACAATGGCATCACCATCGACGGCAAAGAAAGACTGTATGGAGGCCTTACGTATCCTTTATTGCTTCCTTTGGTGTCAAAAAACGGCGACGACATTTCAGGCGCAGTAGATTATTTTGAAGCATCAAGGATCGTATCTGATGGAAGAGGGAATCGGACATCATTTGAATCAAACTTAAATAATTATATAGTCCACGATCCGAAAAATATATATATGCCATACGACCCATCGAATCCCAGTATGAATGGGACGGCAGAATTTCAGACGCTTGGAGCTAATCATATGTTTTTAAGTATAAATCCGAATACGACAGGAGATACTTTCAACGTGACGTGCAGGGTGAGTGGGGCTTCTTGGCGTTTAAAAGAACAAATACATGTTATAGTTAAGGGGGGCGGTAAGGATATTTTAAAAATATCAAGTGCTCCAATAACAATAACTTCGGGAATGACCTCTGCGGTATATACATTTTACACAAAAGATTTTCCGAAAGAATACGAAATAAACACCGATAGCATAAGCAACATATCTATTCAACTCAAGGACTTTTACAATGTGCAATCGGATGGAGCGCATGATATTATTTTGAGTTGGTCTGTAAAGTTATGGGGCGATATTGAAATGATATTCCCATCCGAATATCCTATCGGGGTAAATCTTCCGGACATTTCGCAGGGAGATTTCCTCTCGGCCTTGATGTCTATGGCCGGACTATTCGCGTATCCGGATAAGGACGCCCCGGATACAATCAAACTCATAAGCGTAGACGACATATACGCCATCACAAACAGAGACACAATAGACTGGAGTCGCAAAGTCATCCTTAATGATCGGCATGATGTCAGCCGTCCGGAATCTTCCATATTTTCGCTCGATGACCTGGCACAGAAAAACACGCTCGATTATGACAACGACGACGATGTGATCACGGACACCGCCGGGGAAATACGGATCGAGAATGTCAACATCGACAAGGAGAACGAACTCGTGGAGCTTCCATTCTCAGCGTCCGAAAATGCCCCACTTGCATCGGATGCCAATGCGCTGTGTGCCCGCATTCCTATGTATACGACATCCGACGACGGGAAAACAGTAGACTACAACGAACCCTCGGCGCGAATCCTGCAAGCCATCATCGACGATACGAGCACGGGGTTATACTGGTTCGGATATTTCGGAGAAAATATGCGCTTTGGTGGTGAGAACGGGATCGTCGCAAAGAAATACAACGGATACCAAAAAGCCGTGGACAAACTGCGTCTGATAACAGTAAAGGCCAAGTTAACAGCCATAGATCTGCATAACCTTGATTATACAAAGCCCATATACATAGGTCAATTCGGGCAGACATATGGCCTGTATTCGGTAGAAACAGGTGAAAACGGCATATGCGAGTGCCAACTGATCCAGTTGCAGGCTATAAAAGAAGTTGTTATTCCGGACTATTATCTGACCATCAACGGTTCGGCTTCGGACATCAGTCGAGCTGTGGGCAGCAGTAAGACCGTTGTAGTATTCACCTACCAGACGAACGGTACGATTCAGGTTGCATCCCAGTCTGGCATGTTTGAAAACATCGCTTTTGCATCCGGCATCCTTTCCATTGGTGTAAAAAAGAACACCGCGACGGAATTGCGCACGGGGGAATTAGTCGTGTCTGTAAAAGAGGCGCTGGGTATCACAAGAACGATTACAGTCCAGCAAGCTGCCGCAGAGCCCTAGCCTGCTGCGCGCCGCCCGTTGAAACTCCGCCTCACGGTGACGGACGACGAGGGCGCGCCCTGGCCGTCTCGAAGAACGATACGGGCGGCCGGCGCACGGGGACGATCTCGATGCAGTGGGTCAACATAGAAGCGAGCGAGATCACGGCCTACGATGTCGAGGTCTCGCAGGAACCATAAGATTTCATTAACCACTTAACCATATAGAGGCATATGGCACAGCAAGATACGATAGACAAAATTATTAACATCCAGTTCAAGTATTCGGAGCTGGTGCAGGGGTGGGTGGCAGCATCCGATGCTATTGATGATGCAAAAACCAAACTGCAAGAATTCAAAAAAGAGGGGAATGCCACAGGCATTGCCAAACAGACGCAGATTATCAAAGCCTTGCGCACAGAAATGGCCGCATATACCCGAGAAATGCAGGCCAATATCAAAGAGGAAGTTAAGCAAGAAGGAAGCATCGAACAACTCAGAGGCAGCATCGCCAAGCTAACGGCAGCATATAACAAAATGAGCCGCGAGGAGCGCAATGCCGCCAAGGGCACCGATCTCGCCAAAAAGATAGCTGGACTACAAACGGAGCTTAACGAGGCAAATACGGCATTGCTTAACTTCCGGGACAACGTCGGTAACTATGCAAGTGCTGCTAAAGGATTCTCTCCTCTTACCTTTCAAGTGCAACAACTTGCAAGAGAAATGCCGTCGCTTACCGTGTCTTTGCAGCAGTTTTTCTTGGCCGTATCCAACAACGTGCCGATGTTCGTTGATGAACTGAAACGCGCTACTGCAGCAAACAAAGCATTACGCTCCGAAGGAAAGGCGACAATACCTGTATTTAGACAAGTAATTTCGTCTATCGTCTCGTGGCAAACAGCTCTCGTTTTAATCATCACATTGCTTACAGCATATGGCAAGGAGATAGGGTCGTGGGTTAAAAGTCTATTCTCGGCCAAAGAAGCTATCACAGCAACCGAATATGCGCAAAGGCAACTAAATGCAGCCCAATTGGAAGGTAGAAATGCTGCTCAGGCAGAGGTGGTGAACTTACAAATACTCTACAATGCGACCCAGAATACGGCATTAGCCTACAAAGACAGGCTAAATGCCGTAAAAGAGTTGCAGAAACAATATCCTGCCTACTTCGGGAACATGTCACAGGAGAAGATATTGGCCGGAGAACTGAGCGAAACCTACGAAATGCTCGTCCGAAATATCATGGCAAAAGCGCAAGCAGAAGCCGCGCAAAACCAAATCGTGACTAACCTGGAGAAGAAGAATACCATAGAGCAGATCCAGGCGTATCAAAATCTGACCCGCGTAATGGCAGATTATAACAGACTTAAAGCAGAGGGCGCCGACGATAAAATGCTCGAAAGTTATGCCAAAGCGGCATACACGCTGCGTAAGGAGGTCGATTCCGAGTTAAAGAAAATGAACGAAGATTTATATAACGAAGTTCGTGACAATAGCAATAGTTACCAAGAATACATAGACAACCTCGATGCAGCAAACAGCAAGCTTGTTAAAGTCGCTACTGACAACCTTCTGACCTTCCAGAATACTCAGAAAGGGGTGGATGAATCGTCAGAAACATCAATCGAACAATCTGCAAGATGGATTGATGAATTTTACAGTAAAATGGCAAAAAAGCGTACGAAATTACTGGCTGACTGGCGAGTTGCCTTGAGCAGGGAGGTATCTAAGATGGAGGCCGAATTAAATAAAGAATTACAAAAAACGGATAGTGAAATATCCGACAACTTGAGGAAACAACTTGAAGAGCAAGAGCTGGAGTATAGAAATAGAATCAACGAAGCCCGTCTGATCGACAATGATTTAGGTGCAGCGATGGAGATGGTAAACATCTACAAAGAGCAAATTGCACAAATAGAGAAATTGGAAAGTGTTTATCGGGCTGCAGGCAAGACCGACGCAGAAATACAGGCAATACGAATTAAAGCACGTATGGATCTTCAAAAAGCGGAGGAAAATGTAGCAAACATTCAGATAGAAACGACACACAAAAGTTTAAGCCTCGCCGCACAAACAGCAGGAAATCTTGCCAATGTATTCGAACAACTTGGTGGGGAAAGTGAAAAATATGCTGCATTTGCCAAGGCTATGGCTGTCATGCAAGTAGTGTTATCTGAATCTGTAGCTATTGCAAAAGCATGGGAAGGGAATGCAGCTCTTCCATTCCCGGCAAATATAATAGCGACCGCAGCAAGCGTTGCTGCAATTGTCGCAGCGATGGCCAGTGCATTATCCTCTACTAAATCTACGGAAGTTCCTAAATACGCATCCGGCGGTCTTATTACAGGCCCCGGTACTGGCACCTCCGATAGCATTGTTGCCCGGGTATCGAATGGCGAGGCCATTATGACCGCCCAGGCCGTGAATGATTGGGGTGCCGTATTGTCGGCTATGAATGTTTCCAGTGGTGGCAATGCCATCCAGGTATCCAATTTACCCCAACGCGGAGACGGAATGAGGGGCATGGAACAAATGATGGAACGGGTGTTGCTCAACCTCCCGTCTCCTATCGTCCTCGTAAAAGACATTGACAACGGACAGAGACGGGTGAAGGTAGCAGCCAACCTTGCAAAATTGGGTAGAAAAAAATAGTGTGCCCCATTGTTATTTAAATGCACACAGGCATATTTGCATCAGAGCTTATGGTGAGATAAGCAACAGACGACAAAACGAAATGACGCGTACATCCAACATATCTGTCGGCGGCCATAAAGCTCTATTAGTGACTTTTTGTAAAACTAAATAGGCTGAAAAATGGCAGAACAAAACGCATGCGCCGAGAACCTTGGCGCGAACATCCTGAATGACTGTAACGACGATTACGGCAAGGGTGTCGAGAAGATCGTTTACATCATCAAAAAAGAGGACATCGACCGTAAGGCATCGAGGATTGCGGGAAACGTAATCAGCACCCTCGTCCTCAGAACCGGAAAGAAGGCATACACTGCTTCGGCTCCCTCAAACACACCTTTCAGCGGCCTCACATACGAGGATCAGAACGCCACAATCGGAATGTCCTTTAACAAGACCATCCCTATCGTCATGCTGGCGGATTCTCCGACGAACGCCCTCAATGTATCCGCACTCAAGCAGAACAAGTACGTCATCATCTACGAGAACAACAACAAGGGAGCGAATGGCGAGCAGGCATTCGCCGTCATAGGCTGGGAGCAGGGCGCCGTCGGGCAGAACGCAACCCTTGACAAGTACAGTGACGACACGCAGGGAGGCTGGACTGTCGACATGATCGAAGAAGGCGCCAAAACCCCGCAAATATTCTTCTTCTCGACGGACTACGAGACTACGAAGGCGGCACTTGATTCGCTTTTGTCGCCCGCCTCGTGATGAATCCCGAAGTATGGTACAGGGAGAGGTTAAACGCCTCTCTCACCGCTTCGGATAAGCGGACGATAGAATCCCATTACGAGATGGTAACCGGGAAATCGTTCGCTGGCAGTTTTTCCCAAAACTGCCCGAACAAGTACAAAGACGCGATAACGCACATTTTAATCAAGATGAAACAGGACAACACGGATAATGGCGGATATGTCCTCAAACAAGGAGCATTTCGCTACAAAGGTAAGGTCATAACCAATGCGAACATGACCGCAGAAGCGGCAGAATGGTGGATACATCAGAACCTGGACAACAGAGACCAATTTGCGAGTTTGGGCAAGGATTACGACAGCTATGCCACCACGTCGGTAATGATTCCCGCCAAAGAATAATGACGCCAAACACCTGTAACGTGGAGAATGTTACACACATAAATTACCATAGTGATTTCAGGCTTATTATCCGCTTCAACTCGGATAAACTGCCTGATTATCCGTGGCGTATTACATTCAGCACCCCGTCGACACATACAGTCGACAAATACGTAGCGTCATTCGATGGAGAAAATTACATCAATTGCAAGCCCGTCGACACGCTCCCGGGTGCGGCAATAGTGTTTTTCGATCATCACAGGCTCGGGTGCGGAACATTGGGCTACATTCTCGACATGGATATTCCCGATGACGAATTTCCTGACGGGAAAATGGATATTGAAATCCCGGGTGTCGAGACTATAGAATTATGGCCGGGGAAAAGCGATGAAACGGAACTCCCCGCAGAAATTATTGTGGCGCTGTTGCAGATGCTCAAAGGGTTTTCCCCCTCTATCGAAGTCGAGGAGAACAGTGACGACAATTATATCCTGCGGATAACAAACGAAACTGGGTCATACCTCACCCCGAACCTCCGCGCTTCGCTGAATTTGGCACAAAGTACTGGAGACAGCCAGTATATCGCCATGTCACAAGATGCTACAACAAAAGCCCTTGCCGAAAAGGTCGACAAGGAAGAAGGGAAAGGGCTTTCTACGAACGACTACACCGACCAGGAGAAGGAGAAGCTGGCCGGGCTCTCCAACTACGACGACACGGAGATAAGGAAGGAGTTGTCCGACAAGGTGT